AGTTATGCAGATGTTACTGGAGCAGTAGGAGATGGTAGTGATTCGAGGGCTTATATTACATTTGATACCGAAGCAGGAAATAGTGATTCGGATCAGTCTACTACTGCTACTATGATGTTTCTTGATTCTCCAAGTAAAGATACTGCCTTTTCTTACCAAGTTTGGGGGTCTCATAGGCATGTAGGGACATGGACTATTAATATGTCAAGTGGTGACGGAGATGCCAATTATTCACCACGATCTATTAGTACCTTAACATTAATGGAGATTGCAGGATGAGAGATACAGCAATTAGAAATATTCACACAAATGTTACAGCAATTAATGGTGGAGTAGAGGCATGGGATAAAAATGGCAATGTTGTTGTTTTGGATGAAAGTAAAATAACAACTGAAGTGGCTCGACTCCAAGCAGAATACGATGCAAACCAATACCAACGTGACAGGAAAGTAGAATATCCAGATCTGGGAGATCAATTGGATGCCTTATACCATGCAGGGGTTTTTCCTAAAGAAATGGCAGATATGTTGAAAGCGGTCAAAGATAAATACCCGAAAGGATAAATGGGAAAATTAATATCATCTACAATTGAAAATACTCATTTACAGACTCAAAATGTAGTGATATCATCTGTATCCACTCCATCGTCTCCTGTTGATGGACAAATTTATTATGATTCAACTTTGAAGGTTTTACATATACATAATGGCACAGAATTTCAATCATTTTATCAATTAACATCACCATCAGGTGGTACGATTACAACTTATACATCTGGAGGAACAACTTATAAAGTACACACTTTTCTTTCGTCTGGAACATTTTTTACTGCTAAATCCGTATCTGCTGACATTTTATTAGTTGGAGGTGGAGGCGGTGGAGGAACCGCAGTTCAATGGGCGGCAGGTGGAGGAGGTGCAGGTCAAATGGTTGAGATAACAGGGTATACGATACAAGGTTTTTATCAGGTTAAGATTGGCGCAGGTGGTCCTAAAGGATTTTCTGCAGGTACTCAAACATTAATGGATAATAATCAATCTGGTTTGCCAGGAGGTAATACGGAGTTTGGTCCTATTGTTGCAGTAGGTGGAGGAGGTGGAGGTCAATCACTCCATACTCGAATTCAAACATCATGGATACACGGAGGAAGCGGAGGCGGTGCAGGTCCAGGAACCGCTTACAGTACGAATACTGAAATTGGTGCTGGTAGAGTGATAGGTAAACAAACTCATATTGATTCATCATTATATACCGCTTATACTGTTAGTGGAAATATTGGTGGTATTGGAGAAGTTACTTCTGGTTCAGGTGGTAACTCTCCCTGGGGAGGTGGAGGTGGTGGTGGTGCTGGTGGTGTTGGAGGCGGTGGGGTAAATAATGGTGGTGCTGGTGGTTCAGGAAAAGATAATAATTTTAGAACTGGTTCGAATATAACATACGCTGGTGGTGGAGGTGGTTCGACATATAACGGCACTAGAGGCGCCGCTGGTTCAGGAGGTGGAGGTATTGGTTCTGAAACTAATGGATATAATGCAGGAAATGGTGAAGATGGTAAAGGTGGTGGAGGAGGTGGTATTACTGAATATTCAGTTGGGCAAGCCACTACTGGTAATGGTGGTTCAGGAATAGTAGTTATAAGATATGCAATATAGGAAAATATGTATCAAACTTGGTTAAAAAAATCAGATAGTGAACGCAAAGAATATCTTCAAGAAATAAAAGATAATCTTAATATTGATTATGATGAACCAGAATTTGCAATTAAATGGAACAAATTTTTAAAAGATATAAATGATGAATGTATTTTATATAGATTACGAGAATATCCTACAACTAATCAATTGATAATCGCACAATACGAAGGTGATGCAAGAGAAATGCACAACATACGTGATACAGTAAGAAATAAATATCCAAAAGTAACAGACACAACGAGTTAATATGGTAAGCATTGTAAAAGTAGATCAAATACAAAACGCAGATGGAACAGTAGAATATCTTAATACCGGAACAATTAAGAATGCAACTCTTGATTCTACTGTCACAGGAGGGTCTGGTATTACTGCACTTGGAACTGTGGCGAGTGGAACTTTAGACTCAAGTGTTAATATTAATAGTGCATTATCATCCGCAACATTTCCTGCTGGTCATGTAAGACAGGTCTTTTCTGGTGATTTGGGGGTAATTGCATCTGGTGATACAGATGTGTATTTCCCGAATTCACTTCAATTTGCTAATCCGATATTAACTTCAAGTGATGTGCTTCTTATTGCAACTGGAACTGCTGTTACACGAACAGCACATAATGATGTAAACGTTTCGTTGTATTTCAGTTCTGCTGATGGAGGAAGTTTGGGAGCAGGTGCTTCAGGATATAAATTTAACAACGCTTTGATGTCATATATCAATACGATACATGTTCGTATAGCGTGGGCAGGAAATTATTTAGTTACTAACCCAAATTCAACAACCCCCACATATAGAGTTTTTGCCAACAGAGTAACTAACTACAATGCAGAACTAGAAGGAGCCGCACCGATGACAATGATGGAAATAACAAGATAAGGGATAAATATGGCAAAAACAGAAAATGGACATGACTTAATGTATTATTTGCGGTATGAAAGAGATCTCAAACTACAAAGATGTGATTGGACACAATCTTCTGATTCTCCGTTAACTGTTTCTAAAAAGGCAGAATGGGGAACCTACAGACAAGCATTACGAGATATGATGGCAACCGCATCCCCAGAAGAAGATTTAAATGAACTTAATTGTTTAAAAAAATCTTCTATTACATGGCCCACTAAACCAGAGTAATATGGCAAGCAAGATCATAGTAGACACGATAGAAAAAAAGACAGGAGACGATGTTACTTTAGTCGGTAATCTTGATGTGCCTACTTCTTACAAAATTACAGGTACAGATGCAGACAGTATTCAAGCACCTGGATTGATTACGAGTGCAGGTGGAGGATTGAATTCAAGTTTGAATACTGGATTAGCAAGTGCTACATTTCCTGCTGGTCATGTAATTCAAACAGTAATGAATTACAATACAGGAAATTTGGCATCAACTTCTGGCACAAACGTTAGTTTTGGTCTTACTAGTGATTCAGCCGCAATAACTATAACAAGTGGTAATTATGTTTTAGTAACTATGGCTGTCAATGTTTATACAGGCGGCAATTATGGAGGTTATGTTTGGATGTGTAGAGGTATCGGCCCCGGAAATAGTGGTACAGATATGGCTCGGTCTACTTTCAAAACACATATTGATAATATGTGTTATGTATCTGGGATGTCTGGAGCGGAGCCGCATTGGTATAATACATCAGGAGGACATTCTTATGGTCATTTTACTTATCAATTTTTAGATACACAACTTTCACGACATACTACTCCAACCCAGCCACGATATAGTCTGGCACTGGGTGGACATCCTACTGGCGCCTCAATAACTTGCGGAGCAAATTGGTCATATCCATGCACTTGGACATTACAGGAGATTCAAGCATGACACCAGCTGAAAAATGGGAAACTGTACTAAGGTTAGTAGGAGGTGATATTACTACTAATGATATGGAAAATATATCTTCTTATAATTTCAACGATGGTCAGACACCTCCAACTGAAGAAGAGGTCGAGGCTAACTTTAATGCACATGAATATATCCAAAAGAGGGAAGCAGAATATCCAAGTCTTCAAGACCAATTAGACATGCTGTATTGGGACCGAAAAAATGGAACTAAAACTTGGGAAGAATCTATTGATAAAGTAAAAGCGGATAACCCAAAACCAGAGTAATATGGGAACACTACAAGTATCAGGACAGAATATTTTAACAGTGACAGGTAGCCCTGCGACTGCAACATTGAATGAGAATGTCAATATAAATGATACATTAGCAGGTGCCACATTTCCTGCTGGTCATATTATTAGAACAAATCACAAATATATTATAAAAGATAATTATTCACATGGTACTAGATCTTGGTCTAATGTTGAATCGCATACAAATATAATGACAGGATTGACAATAGGAAATAAATTAAGAGTAGTTTTTGATGGATTTAAAATATTATCTGCACAAGGATCATATGGAATGGTTTTATTTTCAGTATTTCCTAATGGAACAACTGATACTGCACCAGGAAATTCATCAACAACTCCTCTTGGTAAAAAAATGATTATGACAGATTATATTAATTCACAGTCTCGTGGATATGTGGGATCATCAATAGTTGAAATTACAGTTGCCGCTTCAGCGTATGATTGTAAAATATATCTTGCGACAGAAGATACTGGATATACTGCAACGTTGCACGGTCCTGAAGGAACCGATAACAATGGTAATGATAATGGAACAAGAGCCTCTGGTTCGTCGGTGGAAGCACAATATATGTCTGGTGCATCAATGACATGTTTTGAGATACAAGGTTAACATGGCAGACTTTCAACTTTCAGGAAATACAGTTATATCAGAGAGTGGTGGAATTGTTTCGTGGGGACCAGGTGCACCGTCTGGTACTATAGTACAAACTGTTAGTGAGATTAGAACTACTTCTGCGGTATGTGATGCTGGAAATACAAATTCTGATCCAGGTAGCAATTGGGTCGATGTTCTTTCTGTAAATATAACTCCAAGAAGTGGAACTAAATGTCTTATAATGGTAGATGCGGTTGTTGGTTCTAATAAGGATTCTGGATATACACTTGTAAGGGTTGTCAGGGATGGGGACCAATTAAGTAAATTAACTGGTTATACTTATGGATGGGAGACTATTGCATCAGGAGGCACCCAAACAACAGTACCTTATAGTAGACTCATATATGATGAACATGGTGCTGATGGGTCCACTCAAGTAACTTATACACTTCAACTAGGTAGACAAAATTCTTCTTATAATTCCTTTATTGGGAGGGGTTATTCTCATGGAAGCACGGCGCCAAATGATGAGGAATATGAGAGTTCTAGGGCAACAACTATAACTGTAATGGAAATAGCACAAGGTAAAGAACTCGTACCTGTAGTTCCTGGAGTTTCTCCAACTGCTGAAGGAAATAATAGACCTTATTTTTCTGCTTATATGAGTGTAGGGCAATCTGTTACTAATACTACACATACAGTATTACAATTTGATACTGAAGTTGTAGATTCTGATAATTGTTTTAGTAATTATAAATTTACTCCAAATGTAGCAGGGTATTATATGTTTAGTGCAATAGCCATTATTCAAGACATTGGAGATAATAAGTATTATTATATACGGCTTCGAAAAAATGGTACTACCTATTTAACTAGAGCCATGATGACAACTTCTGGTGGAGATTGGCAATCTCCTACACTATCTACCATGCAATATGCAAATGGAACGACAGATTATTTTGAGATAGTTGCATTTCAGAATAATGGTAATACTAGAACTATTGGTCATACTTCACAAGAATGGAGTACATTTTCCGCTTTTAGGATATTTTAAAAATGAGCAGAGCAAGAGCATTAGCAGATATAGTTGCAGGAACGGTAGACAAGACCGCAGGGTCACCTGTAGACACTCAAAGTGTGACTGCAGGAACGAGTGATGTGAGAGCAAGACCAAAAGTCTCAACATCTCTCACAGTCGCAGGAACATTTAATGCCCTAGAAGCAATAGATACTGATAGTGGCATTATAAATATTACAGGATCAGGTATTCTTAACGTAATTAGTTTGGATTAATATGGCAAGCACAATTAAATTAGACAGCATTGATATCATATCAAACGATAGTGCAACTCAATCGTGGGGTTCGGCTGTTGCAGGATTAGGATATACTTTTCATAGAATTGTAAAATATGAATGTGCTACAAATACTACTACTCAATCCCATTCTTATTCAAAAGATACTGGTGTTACGGCCGTATTGGTCTACGTAACTGGTGGAGGAGGAGGTGGAGGAGGTGGAAATAATAATTGGAATAGTCTTTCGGGAGGATATGGTGGTGGTACTGCAATAAAATGGATAACAGGAACAACGTCTGATAGTTCTGGAACACTTGCAAGTCAATCAAGTATTTCTGTAACTACAGGAAAAGGAGGTACAGGAGGTAGTACGACTGTCAATGACCCTGGAACGGATGGAGGAACTTCATCATTTGGTGCTTTTTGCACTGCAACGGGTGGTGACGGAGGTGAACTGTCTAATCCATATGCGAGAAGTGGAATAGGAGGTAGAGAAGCCGGTCAAAATCCAGGTGTGGGTACAGGTGGCGATATAAATCTCTATGGTGGAGATGCACGTGGATTTCAAGGCGGTGATATTTCAAATGACTATGTACAGGGCTCCGAAGGAGGCGGTTCTTTTTGGGGAGGTTCGACTAAACCTGCTAATCCACATTATAGTTCTGATTTAGGCACTGGCATTGATGCCTTGATATATGGAGCAGGCGGAGGTTCTGGTGATCAGAATGCCGCTGGTTCAAATAATATAGCAGGCGGTGATGGTAAATGTGGTGTTGTTCTTATCTATGAGTATAAAGGAGGTTGATGGAATACGCATTAGTAGATAAAAATAATATTGTTGTAGACAAAGTTTTAAATGGCGACCATAGATTTCCTGTTCATTCTGATTTTAGATGGATACGTTGTAATTCAGAAGTGAAAAAAAATTGGAGATTTTATGAAGACACGAATGCATTTTCAAACAATATAACTTATGGTGATCCTTTAGACGAAATAAGATTTATACGTAGTAATGAAATAAAAAATACTGATTGGAGAATGACAGTTGATTATCCGTATGATGATCAAGATAAATGGAAGACTTACAGACAAGAACTACGAGATATGACAACAGGTCAAAATCCATCATACAATGATGATGGAGTCATTGTTCAATTTGAATGGCCTGTCGATCCAAACGGAAAACCTGCTAATTTGAGATGGAAATAATATGCCATTTATAGGAAACACTACTGGCACAGAAATGATGGAGCATCGAATCTCTCATACGGGAGATGGTACCAGAACTGTATTTACTGTAAACTATTCCGATGATTCTGTTTCTGTATATTTGAATGGTGTGAAAATGGTTCATACTTCTGACTATACAACAAATGCAACTGGTACAAACATTACATTTATACAAGCACCTGCAAATGGTGATTCGGTTGACATTGTAGGTTTAAATTTTATCACAGATTTGGCTCGAAGCAGTTATCTCAGAGAAACATTTACTGCTACGGCCGCACAAACAGATTTTACTTTAAATACTAATATTGATGGAACAACGAAACTTAACATACACTTAAATGGGTACAGATTGAGTGAAGTAGATTACACGATTACTCCTGCAAATAATACAATTAAATTTACTGCAGGACGAACACTTAATGATGTAGTCGCCGTGGACATTATAAGCCCTGGATTTCGTTCTAGTATGCATAATGCTAAAGGTGAATCAGCCGAACATCCGATGTTCATAACACCCTCCACACTTAATACAGATGTCACTATTGCTTCAGATAAAAATGGAGTTCTCGTTGGACCAGTTACAGTAGATGCTAACATAACAATCAACGGAACTCTAACAATAGTATGACATGGCAAAACTTTCAATAAACAATACAGATATTATTACAGAGTCAGGTGGGGATGTTACATATACATCTGGTGCGTTTGCATCAGGAATGACTTTTCCTGCTGGTCATATTATCCAAGTACAACCCTTTACTTATTCCACTGAAACGAGTACCGATTCAACAACTTTTGTGGCAACTGCAATAACCAAACAAATAACAATGACCTCTGCTTCAAATAAAGTTGTGATCATGGTTAACGTGGCAGGGTGTTTGAAAACCGCCTCTGATTATTTTGGTGCCTTTACTATCTATCGTGGGTCTACAAATCTTGCCGCAGGTGGGTCTGGTACTGTCACTAACAACGATTGGATGGGGAATCTCAATAACCTTCCTGCGGCGCAATTTAGTAATAATATTTCTATGTGTTATGTCGATACTCCTGGTACAGGTACTCATACATATACAGTATATTACGGATCGTCATCAGGTGATTCTGTATACTATTGTGTCTGGCAACAAACTTCTCAAATGATTCTTATGGAATTGATAGTATGATAATAATACCAAAAAAAATTGATGCGATTCGTGCCTTAGTCGGGGGTGGGGTTTCTGGGCCGACTGATGGTTCCGATACAGTTTTTCATCGTGGGCAAACTCCGCCAACTGAAGAAGCAATTCAAGCGAAACTAAAAGAACTACGAGATGCAGAACCAATGATAATGCTACGAAAAGAAAGAAACAGAAGATTGATAGAAACAGATTGGTGGACTACAAGACAAGTTGAAGGTATTAATATGACACAAGCACAAAAAGATTACCGAAAATCTTTACGTGATTTACCATCCACCGCATCACCTAAATTAGACGAGAACAGTCAACTTACAAATATAACATGGCCAACAAAACCAGAGTAATATATGAGCACCTTATACGTAGATAACGTAAAAACAGTATCAGGAACAACAACATTTGCAGATGGGCAGTTTGGTGGAACTGTTAATAGTTCTGCGACTGTAGGTGGTCATGCAGTTACAACAAAACCTTCCAGCCCAGTTGCAGGGCAATTATATTTTGATACAACTCAAAAAGCACTTTTTATTTATGATGGAACAAGTTGGACATTAGTAGGTCCTACAGTCGCTAATTTTGGAACTGCCTCTGGAGGAACTGAAACCATTGTTGATGGGTTTAAAATACATTCAATTACTACCACAGGTTCAATACAGACTTTTACTGTATCGGGTACTGTACCAATAATAGCAGATCTTCTGATTTGTGCAGGAGGAGGAAGTGGAGGAGGGCATCACGGTGCTGGTGCTGGAGCAGGAGAACTTATATTAGCATTTGGTATGAAAATGTGGCCAGGAACATATAAAGCAAGTATTGGTACAGGTGCAACTGGTGTAGCATATGATACTCATGGACTGGCTGGAAATAATACATATTTTTATAGTGAGGGTCATAGTTGGGGGCGTATAGAAGCAGGTGGAGGCGGATCAGGAGCAATGCATAATAATAGTACATATGTTGGTGGTAGAGGAGGAAGTGGCGGAGGTATGAGAGGTACGGTTGAAGGACATAGAGTGTCTATACCTGGACCTGCAGATTATAGTACAAGTAGACAATATGAATTAAATTACGTAAATAAAATGGTAACAGGAACTCGAGGAGGCACTTTTTTAAGACTTGCAAATGATGGCGGAGGTAATGCATACGAGAGCCCTCATTATGGTATGGGAGGAGGTGGAGGTGCCGCCAGTCCTGGAAAAGATGGAGAAGGTGAAGTAGGAGCCGCAGGAGGTGATGGTGTATTGTCTGACATAACAGGAACAGATACTTATTATTGTGCAGGTGGAGGGGGTTCTACTTATAATGGAGATGGTTCGGAAGTAAGAAATGCAGGATTAGGAGGAGTTGCAGGAGTTAATACAGGAAGCCCAGGTATTGATGCTACTACTTATGGAAGCGGTGGTGGAGGATATGATAGAAGTGGTTCTCCTAATATTTCAGGAGCAGGAAAACAAGGTATTGTAATCATTAGATATAGAAATTATTCAGTATAGGAAAATATGCCAGGATCAGTATTATACGTAGATACGATAGAAAATAAAACGAGTGGATCTCCTGTAATGTTAGGAAATGCATCAGATCAAACACTCAATGCAATGACAGTAGATGCAGGAAAAAATGGATTGATCGTAGGTCCTGTAACCGCATCTTCAGTTACATGTAACGGAAACCTACAATGTGTGGGAAATCTTGCATTCACAACAACATTAACAATCGGAACTAATGGTTCTTTAAATATAATATAATATGGCTGATTTAATATTAGACGGAACAAGCATAATAAGTAAGACAGGTTCAAACAATCCTGCAATAACAAGT